TCATGGTGAGGTTGGATACGATACTCGAAGTCATTAGGGTAGAAAGAGATGTCACTATTGTATTTGGCTTTGATACCCCATTTAGCATCTTTACGATGTTTCTCACGATACTCAATAGTTTTACCTGCCATATAAGCTTTGATGATTTCAATCATGTTTACTCCTTAGTAACAATATAACCACAATTACCGATTGAAGATTCTTTAACAACAAAGAAGTCTTTAAAGCTATGCTTTCTATATGAACTATTCATTTTCTCTTTTGTGGCATATTTAGATAATCCTGTCCAGATACCATCAGTTAGACGTCTGTTTGGACCTCCACCAATAACATTACCAGTAATAGCAACAATAACATCTACTTGTTCTTGTGTTAAAGTAACCTCATATAGATTCTCTGCTTTCTCTATAACCTTTGTTCTGGTCTCATAGGTAGTAGTAACTACTGGAACCTCTTCTGTGATAGTCTCTGAGTAGATATTGGTGTATTGAATAACGTTCATTGATTAACCTCTTTGATTATGTTCATTGATGATGTTCTCTTAAGATGTTCTCTTAAGAATGTCTTATAGGATATTCTCTTAATAATATACCTATAATAACCCAACGGAGGGAAAATCCCTATTAGGTTCCGGCTACGGAATGTATGAATGGCATCACTTTTTCTTATTTTCCTTTTCAATCATTTCATCTAGTTTAGAGTTAACAACAGTGAGCAGCTTAGAACCAAACTCTTTAGCTTCTGGAGTTTCAACAACACGCTCAACAGCGTAAGCACCTACCATCAGATACATAGTTTTCTTAGCAGGTAGGAATACCATTAAGAAAGCTGTAATGAGGATTATGATAGATGACGTTTTGAACATTTTTAGTTCAGCTTCACAATCACGCCATGTGGTAGTTGCTAAGGTCATTCCTGAGATGAATGCTACAAAAGCAGCGATGACGAAGGTGATGAGAGACAGGCATGCGAGGTTCTCGATGACGTCAATGAAGTAGATTGTCCACATATGAATGTTCCTTTAGATAGTTTTGTTGGTTGAGTCTGATGGGTAATGTCTGAGAGGTATTAAGTTAGTGGTTACTAACTATGAGTGTCTGAAAGGTACGGTCTGATAGTAAGTTAGCACTCACTAACTATTGACTTTTGTACCCATCAGAATTCTCCCTCAGAACCCCAAGATCTCCCGAGAATCTCCGCCATGACACTCGTTCAGGTATACTCCATGCAGAATATACCCAAGGAATGCCATAATGGTACCTTCTAGGAGCTGTTATTCCTCGAATGTCGCGAGGTATTTGTCGTAGGCTACTGCCTCTTGTTGGTACTTTGTGAGCTCCTGTAGGTATTCTGCTAGTAGATGTTCTACGGTAGGTGCTTCTACCATACCTTCTAGTGCTTCTACTGTTATTTGATACCCTTTTAACAAGAAGGCTAGGTTATTGACCTCTTCTGAGGACATTTCTAGGTTGAATGTTCCTCGGTGCTTAGTTAGTCTCATTGTTTATCTCCATGTTGGCAAATTTTTGAAGAAATTCTAAGGTAACTCTCTGTATTCTGTCTCGTTTAACGTGCTCTCGAGCAGCTGCCAAGACAATAACAAGGTCGTATGCTTCTTTTGGTGAGCATTTGATGAGTATTTCATCGTGTATTCGTGTTACTTCCATGTGTCTCCTTAGATTCGCACCAGTTGGTCATATGTTGCTGTGTATTCTACCATAGTTCCGTCAAGATCTACAATAGTACACATCTGTTCGAGTGCTGCCTTAGTAGGTGCATAGGCAAATGCGATAGGACGACCCTCAACGTCAGCCGACATGAGAGATTGACAGCCAAATTCTTGGAGAGCGTCGTGAAGAGCATCCCATGAGTCCATGTCAAACATGTGAGGTGCAAGAGGATTGAGTAGTAAGAACTTTGTCATGGTATTTCCTTGTTTAGTTAAGAGATTATTCAGCGATGATGATGTTGTAGAACCACACGTTAGGATCGTTACCACCAGCAGCAACGAACTGGAGTGTTTCTTGGTTATCGTATGCTTTCTGAAGGTCTTTGGTCAATGACTTCAACACTTCAGTGCTAACAATACGATCGATACGGCATTGACGCTTACGATTGTCAGAACCAGTAGCTTCAATAGAACGAGTAGTCTCATTGAAGGTGAGTTCTTTGAGAGTAACAGCTTGAGAGATACGATCTTCGCCCAATGGATTGTTAGTTGAGAATGCAACATTGATCTTGTTGATTGATGTGAACTTAGGTGTGAAAGCTTTAGTCATGATGATTTCCTTTTGGTTAATGATTGATAGCAGGTACATACCCCTGATGCTCTGGTCTCACTTATACTCGTGAAGAGTGGTTGATTAGTAGATGACTACAGTGACCATCGATGGAAGGTACTTGTTAAGCTCTTCAATGCTGTTGGTCTTAGTGATCAATCGGTTGGTGTGTTTGAAGTATACGTAGTACATATCATTCCTCTTTCAGGTTGTAGTAATCAATGGTCTGTTGCAAGGCGATCTCTTCAGCTTGATCACGATGCATGTTCGCTTGGTACTCTAGTATACCAGCACGTTCTTCAAAGAACTCTCGTTGGACTTCATTGAGTGCTGATACCTTGATGTGGATCATTAACGACATACTATTTCCTCTGCTTCTGTTAACAAGATGAACAACTGTGAGCATACCATGATGCCACAGATGAAGATGATAGCTACGAGCAATAGATCATAACCATCACGCTCAAAGCAGATGATTGTGTAGTTAATAGCTGATGCCCAGATAGCTACAATAGCTGTGTGGATGATGTACTTCATATATTCTCCTTAGAATGAAGTGAACAGAGCAAGAGCGCTCTCCACAGTCCGAAGACTGCAGACAGAGTTCTTAGGCAATCACGAGATCCTCAGCAGCCATGACCTCATCGATCAAAGCAACAACAGCAACCGTACGACCACCAGACCAGATGTTAGCAACAAGCTCTTTGAGCAGCATGTACTGAGCAAGAGGGATATCACCAGCATGACCATAGCAGGAAGGCTCAGCCAACGCCCACAAGAACACCTTGAGGTCAGCAGCATAGCGATCACGGTCTTCAGCACGAAGAGGACAATCATCATTGGTCCAGTGTTCGACATGCCAACGAGACCCTTGTGCATCAAACGAATGACACAGACGGTGGTTAGACAAGCGAACAAGCCACATACCAACACGGAACAAAGAGCCAGTCAACAGACCCCAAGAACGAAACAAGAAACGAGCAAACATAGAACACCTCCAAAGAAAAGAAAGAAATCAAGAGAACCACAAGACAGCGAGCGAAGCGCACAAGCAGAACGCGTACACAACACCGACACCAAGCGGAAGCACCGACCACACGACACCAGCCACAACAGCAACCAAGCCGAAGCAGCAACCAACACACAAGAGAGAAAAGAGAGCAGACACAGAACACCTCCAAGAGAAGAGACAGGGCAAGAGCACCCAGCGGGACAGCCGACCGACCGCCAGCGACCGCCCAAACGAAACACAGGGGGTCACCAAAGCAGACAAGGGGCTTAACCCAAACCTTTTGATTCTTTTTAACACACAAAGAAACATTACCCTACAGACTTTTCTCCTACAAACCTCCCCAAAACCCGAGATAGGGCTACCTAAAAAATTATAATAAATTTTCCCCAAGGAAATTATAATAAATATTACAGTAATACTTTTAGCTAGTCGGTTCCTATTAGGAAAATTATTTTTAACGGAAAAACAAATGAACAACCATAAGAAGCTAGAGGCTTTACGGGAATTAAAACGAAGAGAAAAGATCAAAGAATACTCAGGTAACTTTGAACTATTTGCGAAAGAACAAATCCGGATTCTTCCTAAAGATTCCCGTCAGGGGTTCCAACCGTTTATTTTTAATGAAGCCCAACATATTGTAAATGATGCTATTGAAAAACAGTTAAAAGAGACTGGTAAAGTAAGAGCTATCATTTTGAAGGCCCGACAGATGGGTCTCTCCACGTATACCGCTTCAAGGGTATTCTGGAAAAGTTATTTTAATAAGTATAACAAGTCTGTTGTTATGGCGCATGATAGTGCTACTTCAGATGCTTTGTTTACGATGAGTAAGAACGTTATTCAGCACATGTCTGAAGAGTTCCAACCGGAGATGAAGAAGTCTAACGCCAAAGAGATTATGTTTGAACATAATGATTCCGGGTATAGACTATATACTGCCGGATCTCCTGAAGCGGGTAGAGGTATTACGCCTACTATTGCACATCTCTCAGAGGTAGCTTTCTGGCTTCACGATGAGAAGATCTTAGCGGGTTTATTTCAGGGTATCTCACAGGCTGATGGTACCGAGGTTATTCTGGAGAGTACAGCTAACGGTGTAGGTAACTCCTTTCATAGGTTATGGCAAGGAGCAGTAGATGGTTCAAACGAGTATATCCCTATTTTCGTACCTTGGTTTCTTATGTCGGAGTACCGTCGTAAGGCTCCGGAGGCGTTTGAGCGTACATCTGAAGAGGAAGTTCTTGTTACACGATTTAAGCTCGATAATGACCAGCTATACTGGCGTAGACTCAAAATTGCCGAGGGTGGACTAGATAAGTTCAAACAGGAGTATCCTTCTACCCCAGAAGAAGCATTTATTGTTTCTGGTAGTAACGTATTCAATATTGAGAAACTCTCATCTCTTGTTCCCCAACCTATTTTGTCTCAGATGGACTTTAACTTTGAGTCCCAGATGATGGAGCAGGTGAAGAATGGATCGATTGAAATATTTAAGTATCCTACTTTTGAAGATTCTTTTGCTATTGGCGCTGATGTTAGTCTCGGGGTCGGGAAAGACTACTCGACAGCAGTAGTTATGAATGCAAAGAGAGAAGTATGTGCCGTATATCGAAATAATACTATTGACCCTTCTAAGTTTG